ATTTCATTAATTCAAACCATTTATAATCTGTGTAGTCTATTCTAAAATACTGCATTTTTTAACTCCTTGTTTTGTTTATTTTTATACTTACGTATTTTTAAAAAGTTCCAAATTAATTATCAAAAGGTGATTTTAAAAATTTCTGATAAAAATTTACCCTCTTAACTTGGTTGTTTTTTGGTTTATGAATCGCAAATGTTATTGTATATCTTTTGTTTTTTCTGTCGTTCTTATACCATACAATACGTATGCTACCTTTGATATCAATAGGTGTTGCTATCCAATCCGCTTCTGTTTTAGTTACCTTCACTTGCAGGGAAGTATCGGACATCATTACAGCGTGATATTTTACTTGTATCTTTGTAAAAACACTGTTTTGTTCTACTAATAAATCTATATGAAAGTCATCTACTACAGGTGCATACACCCTTAGTTTTTTCTTTAATAAAAATTTTATTACCAGAAGTTCTCCGATATATCCCTTGCGAGTAGTACTTAATTGTATCTTTTCTGACATTATGTATAATAGGATTAACGTCTTAGCGTGTTATTTAATTCTAAAGCGTGTTGCCTCCAAGTTGCTAGCCTATCTTCAGCAATATTTAACTTGCTTTTTAAGTTTGCAACCGCTATTACTAAACCGCACAATATTATACACGTTGTTATTTCTATCATTTTACACCCTTTCTTTTTGCTACTTTCATTATATATGCTTCCCATATTTGCATCATCATATCAAACTCGATATCGTTTTCTTCCCTATATGAGACTAAATCGACACTACCTTCTCCATCCATTGTACGCTCAAAATCATCATACAATTCATCAAATATTAAATCGTGTTCTGTTGTCATGTTATGCTTCCTTTATTGTTATTGTTGGATTAAGGTCATCATTCATATAATGAGCCTTATAGTAATCTACTTCCTTATAAGCTTTATCTTTATTCTTAGCCTGTATAAAGCCTGTAACTTCTATTGTAAAAATAAATTCTTTCATTTCTTATTCCTTTTCTTTTTAATTAGTAATAGTTCAGCAGTTAGGTAAACAATAGCATCTAGAAGTTCTTCTAATGCTTCTTCAAGCCAATCTCTGCCATCGTCTACCCTTAACTGCTCCCCATATTGACGCTTGCCTTTTTCCAAACGCTCCTCTATCATAGATAATATTTTCTTATTCATCTTCACACACTCCGCAATGTTGCATACATTCGCTACATATATCTGTGTATATTATTTTTGCATCGCAACATTCACTTACCTTCATTATTATGCTCCTTATTAAATAATATTGGATACACTTCTTCGACCTCAAAACAATTTTCTTTTTCAGGCTCATTACCATCTGCTACTCTTTTTTTGTTGTGTTCTTCTAGCCACTTCTCAAAGTTATCTGTTGTGGCTTCATACTCTTCTCTATATACTTTAATATAATATATGTTATATAGTTTCGTGAAATGTTTCATCATCTATCCCCTTAAGTTCTACGTTATAATCATTAGCTACCTTTTTAAGTAGTATTTCAGTATAATATTTTTTATCACTAGTCATTTCCAATGTATAACCCATAGTAAATAAATACTCTATGGCATCCATACATTCTTTTTTGCTTACTTTATTTAACATTATTTATTCCTTCCTAAAGCACACCACATTAATTCGGGTGTAAGTCTTTTTAAATTACCTTCGGCACATCTAATTGCCATCCTACGCACAAAGCATACTAATTCATAATCGATACTATCCATAGCACCTCCGCCAATTTGTACGCCTGCATTTTTAAATTCCTGTTTTATTTGCGTTTTTGTCATGTTATTTGTTCCTTTTTTTAAATCCTGTTGAGTAGTGGTTTTCTAACGATTCATATCAAAAGATAGCCTCTCAGCCTACCCAACAAGATTTATTTTTGTTTCTGTGTAAAGAGCGTGTCAGGTCTTTTATGGAATTAACGCATCCCTGCGGACTGCCGTTTTATCAAGTCAATCTTTAACGCTCTTTCTTTTTACTTGCTTATATTTCTTATACGCAGTTTCTTTAAAAAAGTTCCATAATAATATTTTATATATAAAAATATTCTTTTTATTTGGTAGCTTAAATAGCTTTCTTTATCTCTTAATAAATGATGCTTATCTGTCATAATAAACCAATCTATTTTTGACATATTATATACCCCTCCAAGTTGTTTTTTCTTCCCTATCTGCTAGTAATTCCTCGCCTCTAATATAAGCGAACATATTTGCCACAGATTCGGGGTTTGAGAGCGTTGTATTTACCTCTCCAAAGTTTTCTGTTTCATAGTCATGTATATATTCAATAACCTCAAATACTTTATCTCCTAGCCATTCTTTCGCTTTGTGCGTGCCTATGATATAGTAATCTTCATTGAATAAATGAAAATGTAAATCTTCTTTCCATTGGCTGTTCCACGTACCATTTTCTTTCCATTCTTTTATAGAGCTTTCAATATGCTCTTTTAATTCATCATCTTTAAATGTGGGCGAGTTTATACTAGTTGTTTTCATGTTATAATTTGTATTCATGTTATTTAGTTCCTTTTAACTTGTTATTATTTATGTGATTAAAAACGTCTTCAAAAGCCTCGTCAATATTATGAGATAAGCCAGACATTTTACTGTTATATACATTATACAGTAAGCAGGAGACTTCGCCCTCAGTATCATCTGATTCGTGGGTAATCCATTCGGCTATTTTTTCTATTTTATCATCTATATTCATTATTCGTTCCTTTGTTTTGTTGTTACTTTATATACGCAGAAAGCATAAAAAAGTTCCATAAAAAAGTAAATTAATTTAGCTGTCGGGGGAAAAGCTGTGGGAAAAGTAAAAAACATATATATAATTAAGTACACTTAGATGCGATTGCTTACGTTTACCTATAAGCTTAATTGCGTTTAAAAGCGTCCTATATTACCTGCTTGCATAGATTATATAGATATTGACCGCCTGCCTGCGTTATTACTTGCGTGCATGAATAATAATAATAAATTACTTACGTGCATACTTGCGTGCATAATATATACTTTACTTACCAGCGTTTACCAGCGTGCATACAACATATATATTATATCTATAGGTGATATATCCGTTATAATTATAACCAGCCTATGAGTTTTTTTTACAAGTTTAAAGTATTATGTATAATAGAAATTTCTGTATTATACATAACGCATAAAAGTTGTATTAAAATAGGCTTAAAATGCGGGTTTCCCAGTGATTTCTGGAGCGGCTGCTGGTAGCTGCGTACGACACTGCTGCACTATAATTTTAGATACAAAAAAAGGGAGAATCTATTGCTAGACTCTCCCTCTGTTGTTTATATCCTACTGCTTGTGTCTTGATACTCTTGTTGGCACGTGTAACAGTGTCCAACTTGACGCTCTGCAATTGTAAACAGGTTGGCTGAACAAGTTCGGCAGGAAGTCCTTTCGACTTTATTTCCCTTGTTAACCTTCTTTTTCTTTTTATTAGTGATATTTAATACATCATAGTCCTTGTACATATCATAGTATTTAGTGTTCCAATGATTAACCTGTATTTCACAGTATGAATTGTTAGAATACCATATATTACTATCATCAGACCAATGACCTTTATGTTCGTTGGCAATCCTAAACTCGCCTTTTCTGTTTAAGAATACTAGTTTAGAGTTACCAATTGATTCTTCAATTAATCTAATAATAATATCATTGTCGATAAAATTATCAGGTAATTGTTGAAGAATTTCACGCTTGAACATGATTGTATCACTTTTCTTTTTATGGTCACTAACGAAGTCAATTATACCATTATGAGCGAATCCAATTGAATCATCTATTAAAAACGGATGACAATTAGTTCTGTTCGTTAATCCATGCGTGGTAATTCTAAAATGAATTATCGTTATTGGATTGTTGAACTTTTTCATATCTCTTGAATAGTTATCATAAAATTCATCAAACTTAAAGAAACCTTTTTTAATTGTTAGGTTTCCATTGTTTGCGAACATATACCCACTACCATCAGGATTAGATATAAATGATTCTTTTAATTGCTCCTTAGGCACAATCGCCTCTTGTTTTTTCAATATAGCTATACACATTATACTAACACTCCTTTTGAATCTAAGTTAAACTGATTTGATACTCTGCCCTCTCTTAGTGGATGGTCGACTAATAAACGTCTTCCGAGCCTTGTTCTAGACTCTGTGAAGTATTTATTTTTCTTTTGAGTCGATAATTCCATCTCATTATTTAGAAATAAACATAAGTTCATATACTTTGATTGATTCCTAGATAGGAATTGCAAGTATTTATCAACCCTTGTTTTTTCATTGTCCTTGTTTACAATATCCGATATTGAAGCATCAGAGCAATATGACAGCAAGCTATGAATAAATTCAATTGCTTTTGACAATGTCATAATGTTTAATGTTCCTTTAAATATCCTAAACTCGACAGTTTGAGATGGTTCCATATTCAAAGCGGTGTATCGGTCGGCATTAGATGAAAACTTTCGTTTAGCGATTGCTGTCATCTTACTTAGTTTGTCCTTGAAGCTGTTAGGTGTGTAACCCATTAAAGAAGAATAGGTTGCCATTCCATAGTCAGAAGTCCTTTGAGCAATCAATTCAATAAAGTTCGGTGATTCATAAACGAACCAAAGCAACTTTAATAATTGACTTGTTCTAATTGCAGACTTGCTAATATGAATGTGCATTCCTGTTTCCGCTCCCTCGGCTGAATAATAACCTGAACTACGAATAGTAGAAAACAATGTATCATAAATAGTCTGACCATATGTTTTCCAAAAATTCCAAGAAAAAGGATGAGAAACAATCTCTATTCCATCATCACTAAGCGAACTATCTGTCTTGCAATAAAACAATTCAGTACTTGGAAAAGCAGAGCCTATAATACTAGTTAAAGAGGCGAAATTATTGCCCTCTAAAATAATATCATTGTCGTAATTATCTTGGTCATATTTAACATCAACCTCTATTTCGACACCAAAGTGTAAAATAGGATAACCATGTCTGCTAGTACTATTGTAAGATACAAGCGGTTTATTCTTCTTAGGATTAACTCGATGGAACCTACCATCAGGCTTATGCGAATAACTTCTAATAGTGCTCCTGTTCATACACTTTGAACATATGTTATGTTCTAGATGTAAGGAAGCCCTATTACAAACAGCACAGGTTGGTAATTCAGACAAACATTGTCGATGAATCCAAGCGTTTAGATTGTTTGAAAAAGTTATATCATCATCAGTATCATTATTAGTATTGATAGTTTTATTACAGGCTTTGCATTTATCTAGATACGTGACCTCTTTTAACTTCTCTATACTATCTGAACTAATGTTATTTATATGTTTTAGTATGTCCATGTTTTTTTGTTCCTTTAATTAATTAGAAATAAACAATCATTATAAATCTAGTCAGGATTGAATACCTTGCATCATGAGAGTGACTAACAAATATAATGATAGTACGTTCCTAACTTTCGTTCCATGTACTACTTTATATATGTGACATTGTTAATATGGTTCCATTTAAAATATAAGTACAGCAATATAAAGAGATACAGCTATAGTTTTTTACCTAGCTGTTGTGCTGTCCTGCATTATTTGACAGCCTGCGATGACTTATTCAACCTGCATGAAGTCGATTTGATTTTTTCAATTCAACTATTTCAACCAAAACGGACTTAGGGGGAGTACCCCATACAAATAAAAGAGAAACAGACATACAAATATAATTTTTTTAAATTTTCCTAGGTTTTCCTTGGTCGGGGTACTATACTATACTATATTACTATATTATACTATACTACTACTATACTATACTACTATACTAATATTATACTATACTACTATACTCACTATTGACAGATACTATACTACTATATTATACTATAAAGACTATACTAAGTATTGTGGATAACTATGTGTAAAACTTTAATACCTTTATTTTAACCAACCTTTACTTTAAATTACTCTATGAATAAAAAGATAACCACCGCAATTAACGATGCCCTACTCTAGAAAGATAAAAGGCGTTGAATATAAGCTCTATAAGGACGAAAAAGAGTTCAGGCTATATCATCCTAAGCAAAACATAAAAAACGACTGGAGAGAGGCAAATACGGGCGAATGGATACAAACTGATGATGGACAAGTAACGGTAGTTATTAAAAGAGGTGTTTTAAAAACAAAGAACGCAAGTGATGATTTTATTAGAACGTTGTTGGGAATGGCAAACTGCGAAAGGACAAAAGACCTTGTTGGTGAGCCAGTATCAGATATATGGAGATTTGGTAAGAAGAATTGGTATCAGAAAATAAAAGAAGGCAACTTATCCTCATCTAAACGTATATTTGCAAAGTATATAGCGAGTGGTATGAAGCCTATTGATGCTTTTATGAAGGCTCATGAAAATACCAAAAGTTTAGATTATGCTAAACAGAAAACAAAAGTTTTATTAAAAAGCAAAAAGGTTAGACAATTGATAGATAAAGAAATTGAATTACTGTTAAACGAGACTGGAATCACTAAATCATACTTATTAGGAAAGACAAAAGACATTGTTGAATCGGAGGAAGCAAAAGACTCTGATAAAATGAGAGCCATTGAAACTTTAATGAAAATCTCAGGAATGTTAAGTACGGAAAAGAAAGTAGACTCAGTAGCATTGATACAAGAATTTACAGGGTTTAGTCAGGAAAAGTTAAATGCTTTTAAAAATGGCGTTTTCCCAGAACCAAAACCAGCAAGATTAAATGGAAAAGAAGCATAGCATATATTTACCAGTTAGACTTGCAACTCGAAATGAAGTAAAAGAATTAATATATGGAGCATCGTATTGCCCCGCCTGTGATTGTGAGGTTATTGGTAATATGGTTATGAATAAACTACCTTATATAGACTCTAGTAATGAATTAGATGGTTGGATATGCGATATTTGTGAAAGCATATTTGATTTACAAGATAACTTGATACAGGTAGGTAGTTTTGATGCTAATGATATTTACGAAGCTTAATGATAGATAACTTCAATATAACCCCAAGTCCTTCTGAAATGAAAGACAGGGATGAAATCTTAAAAAACGCTTACAACAACCTTATTTATTTTGGTAGGGCGTTCTTACCTAACGACTTTTTAAAGAAATCAGAATCAGCACCGTTCCACTATGAAATAGCTAAACAAATGATTACAACTGAACCCGGTGCTAGGATATGTAATATTATACCTAGGGGACACGGTAAGTCTGTTATTTCTAAAGCTGCTATTATGCACAAGCTTTGTTTTTCTAAAACAGACCAACAGCATTTTGTAGCGTGGGTATCAGAAGAACAAGGTCAGGCAATAGACCATTTAAAATACATACGTAGTCATTTTGAGAACAATAAGATGATTAAATACTACTTTGGAACGATGGATGGTGGCTCTGTAGGTAAGAGATGGACAGAAAAAGATATTGTTACCGCAAAAGGTGATAGGGTAATAGCAAAAGGTACATCGCAAAGACTTAGGGGGCGTGCAGAAGTTGATGTACGTTATACTGGTATTGTTCTTGATGACTTTGAATCAGAACTAAACACTAAGACACCAGAACGTAGGTCTGAAATTAAAAAGTGGATTGTATCTACAGTTTACCCAGCATTAGAAGAAACACCCGGCAACGAGGGATGGATATGGTTATCAGGTACTATTGTACACTTTGATTCTTATTTACAAATGACATACGATGGGTATAGAAAAGCACAAGAAGATAAACGTGAATATCCTTGGATAGTAAACTTTTACAAGGCTATTGAAAACGATAAACCTTTGTGGGAAGCACAATTTTCAGAAAAGAAGTTGGAATCAAAGAAAAGAGAATTTATCGAAGCTGGTCTAGTTAATAAGTTTGCACAAGAGTATATGAATGATGCTCGTGATATTACTAACGCTGCTTTTAAAATAGATAGAATACAATACTACAATGGCGTATTTAGAAAAGAAAACAATATGCCTTACATTATTGAAGGTACTGACGCTATACCAATCAATGTTTATATTGGTGTTGACCTAGCGGCTACCGCATCCGAAACGTCAGACTTTCAAGTAATTATGGTTATGGGTATCGATGCACATAAAAACAGATATGTTCTAGACTACTTCAGGGAACGTATACCAACCTTTGATGTTCCTGCAAAAATTATTGAATATGCAAAAAAATACTCTCCTGTACGTCGAGTAACTATTGAAACAGTAGCGGCACAAGAAATGGTTAGAGATATGGTAACACGAATGTCTGCTACAGAAAAAAGATTGATGCCGGGATTGTTTAAAGGTGTTAAACCCCCTGCAAGAGTAAAAAAAGAAGATAGACTAGAAACAGCATTAGGACAAATTGTTAATTCTAAAAAACTGCACGTTTATAGGCATATGACAGAATTAATGGATGAGTTCTTTGAACACCCGAAACCAAGGAACGATGATTTAATGGATGGGTTATATTATGCCGATTACTTTGCTCGACCTCCAAGAACCGAAAAGATGGATAAAAACGAAATCACAACTAAGAAAGATGATTTTGATATGTACAAAATAAAGAAAGCATATAATTGGATAACAGGTTCAAAAATATAATTATATCTGTTAGTTTTATTGCTTATTTATTCGTATAATCTAATGAATGCCTAGATACTCTAAGAAATCAAAGGAACGACTTGCAAGTTGCGATAAGCGACTTCAAAGAGTTTTCAAAGAAGTAATTAAATACGTTGACTGTTCTATATTAGAGGGTTATCGTAATAAAGAAAGGCAGAATAAATTATATGATGAAGGTCGCACAAAAGTTAAGTATCCTAACGGTAGGCACAATATTAGTCCTTCTAAAGCCGTTGACGTTACCCCTTATCCTGTTGACTGGGAAGATAGAGAGCGGCAAACTCTCTTTGCTGGTTTTGTTATTGGTATTGCTAGGGGCATGGGCATTCGTTTAAGATGGGGCGGAGACTGGGATATGGATTTTCAAGTAATGGACAACCGCTTCGACGATTTTCCTCACTTTGAGGTAAGAGACTAATGCCGGGGACTACTACTGATACTGTACCAACAATGTTAACTCCGGGTGAGTTTGTAATTAAAAGGGAATCAGCTAAGATGTTAGGTAAACCATTTCTAGAAAAATTAAACGCTGTATCAGATAATTCAGCACATTCAAATATTGATACATTAATATCACAAGCTACATTAGCACAAATGAAACCTATGATGGGTGGCGGAGTTGTTAATGAATACATGGGTGGAGGAGATGTTAGTAACTACATGGGTGGTGGTGACATTGAAGGTTATATGTATGGTGGTGGTATTAAAAAGAAAATGGCTGGTTATCAAGAAGGTGGTGCAGTCGGTGATAACACTGCTACTTCCGCTATGGATGCACTTATAGCTCAAGCTAAAATAGCTGAACTCCAAAAAAAAAATCCTATAAGTGAATATTCAATGGTAGATGCCGATAGGGTAGATACCGAAAACCAAGCATTACTAGATATGATAATGAGTATGTCTATTCCTGCAAGTGGAGTTGCTGGGATGGCAAAAGGAGTAACTGGAAAGTTGCCTAAACTTGGTAAAAAGTTTGCATCTATGAGTCCAGATAAAGGTAAACAAGAAATATTAAATAAAATAGCAAGTGAAATGAATGTTGCTCCGAGTAGAAAGGTTGTGCAAAACCCTTCAAGAAGTTTATATGATTATAAAGACTATAAAGTTTTAGAAAAAAGACCGGAGTCTGTTTCTGTTATGGATTTAGTAAACCCCGGTTATTTACAGAAATTTACAAATAGACTTGTAAGGGCTAGTAAAAATGTTGGAGATGTTAGAATGGGTGATGTAGTTGATGCAGATTTTCCATCGGGCTTTATGAATTTAAATGACATTGCTGAAGGTTTTACAAAAATACCAAAGAAACTTCAAAAAGAACAATCTAAAGAATTATTAAAATACTTTGGTGTAAACTTAAAAAATGTAAAAGGTAAACAAGAAGGTGGTGAAATTGATTCAGTAAACAACGAAGCTTTACAAAAATTATTACAAGAGGAAATGGTAAGAGCTTATTTCTCTGGAGATAAATCATCTATGCCTCAAAGAATCGAAATGTCGCCTGAAGAAGACAGGTTTAGACAAAATCCTAACCCTGAAAGTCCATTTGGAATGACTATCCTTGATGACCTTTTATTAAGGGCTTATGAGAATTATAAATTTGGCTCAACTTCTCCTATGCAACCGTAATTATGGATAAAGACCCTAGAGCAGAAAACAATGAACAGCTTTTTAGACAGTGGAGAGACGCTCGTTCAGATTGGGACACTGAAGCTAGGGAAGACATTGATTTTTATTTAGGTAATCATTTTACTGAAAGCGAATCTTCTGATTTAGCTGCAAAGAATCAAGCAGATGTGCCAATGGACAGGACTTCTGCCGCTGTAGAAAAATTTAAAGCTGTATTAACAGCAAGACCCCCTGCGTTTACAATAACCCCAAGAGAAGACTCCGATGTTAAGGTTGCTTCTGTTTGGAGAACAATTTTAGGATATGTGTGGCAAATATCTGATGGCGATTCGCAAATGAAGCAAGCGATACATGATTACGCTACAACTGGATTAGGTTATTTATATTCTTATGTAGATACAGAATCAGATTTTGGTAGAGGTGACGTGAAGTTTACATACCTAGACCCATTTAGAGTATATGTCTCTCCTTCTTCTCGAAACCGCTGGCTAGATGATGCTGACGGTATCATATTGTCTACGGTATTAACCCAAGAACAACTCGTTAACCTCTACCCTCAATTAAGCGACAAAACAGACCCGGAAACTGGTGAAGAAATTCCCGGATTAATTAATGACATATCTGAATATCATGATATTGAAGGCAGTGATTATCCGTCTTCTCAAAATAAAAACACAGTAGTCGCTTTTACACCAGCTGATGTAAAAGACAAAGACTATATGGATGTTAGAAAATATCAGATACTAGAAAGATTTTATAAAGTAAAAGTAAACTTTTATTATGTAATAAATACACAAGACTCATCTGAACTGATTATGTCAGAAGAAGAGTTTGCTGTATTTTCACAAGAAAACCTTGATTTAATAGAAACAGGTATGTTTACAGTTGCTCCTGTACAACAAACTAGAATAAAAGTTTGTGCAACCGTTGGTGAAATTGTTTTATATGAACAGATACTAAATACAAATATATATCCTATCGTACCGTTACCAAATATATGGACTGGAACTCCGTTTCCTAAGTCTGATATATCTAGAGCTAAACCAATGCAAAGACTTTTAAATAAATTATGGTCTTTAGCGTTATCTCACGCTCAAGCATCTGCTGGATTAAAACTTTTAGTCCCACTTGGTAGTGTTGATGATATATCTCAATTAGAACAAGATTGGGCAAACCCTAATGCTGTTATTGAAATAGATTCTTCTCAGGGAGAACCTCATTATCCCCAACCTTCTCCGTTAGCAGGTGAGTTTTATAGACTAATTCAACAATCAGAGTTTTATATAGATTTTATATTTGGGTTACCAGAAATGATGCACGGCTTTAGTGATAAAGCTCCTGATACTGTTCGTGGTACTGAAAGAATGATAGCACTAGGAAGTGAAAGACCAAAATCTAAATTAAGAGATATAGAGTTTTCTATTAACAGACTTGGAAAAGTATTATACAATCTTTCAAAAGGTCATTATGGTTTTAAAAAGATGTTTAGGTTGTCGCAACCAAACAACGATTTAACAGAAGTTATGGTAAATGTTTACGATGATGTATCAAATACAATTATTGATATAAAGAAAGAAAAATATAATATTGAACAGCATGATATAAGAATTGAACCCGGTTCTACTATGCCTACAAACAAATACGCAGAACTTAGTGTATATTTAGAGGCATTTAAAATGGGTATTATTGATAGAACCGAAGTGTTAAAGAAAAACCCAGAAATATTTGATAAAGAAGGCATCATGAAAAGAACAGACGAAAAAGAAAAGATGATGCAAGAAATTCAGTCCTTACAAGGACAATTAAAGAATTTGCAAGGTGACTTGCAAACAGCCCAAAGAGAATCTGTACAAGACAGAAAGCGAGTTGAAGTTGAGAAATTCAAGACTAGACTTGGTGAAGTCAGTTCAGATTCTAAAGCAGATAGAAGAGTACAACGTAGTAAATTGGAAAATGAAGTGAAGCTCGAAGTTGAGAAATTAGCTAATCGCCTTAATAGTGAGGCGAATAAAGTTAGTTCAGCTCGTAAAACCTAGAGACATTTCGAAAGGATATACACATGGAAACTTTAAATAATGAGGCTAACGTCGAACCAATGCTTGCTGATGAAAGTAGGTTTGGAGAGAATGAAAGTATCTTAGGTCAATCACCACAGGGGGTTGACGCTGAGGCTATTTCAGAACCGGCTTTAAACGAAGAAAGTGAAGCTCGTAAATTTCAATCAATGTATGACCGCTCTCAAGCGGAACTTGATGGATTGAAAAAATTCGAACCTTTAGTTAATCTTTTAGAGACGAGACCTGATTTAGTTAAGGTATTACAAGATAATATTTCAGAACCTTCGAGTCAAGAACAATCATCACCGGAAGTAGTAGTAGACGAGTTCAACCCTTGGGACGCTTTTGACCCAAAGAAGGATACCCCTTCTAGAAAGCTAGTAAAATCCGATATGGAAAAAATAGCAGAACAGAAAATCAGCAAAGCTATGGCAGAGCAACAGGCAAAGGTTCAAACAGAAATGCACTTGAACAATACTGTTAATACTTTGAGGAATAACTATAAGATGTCAGATGGTGACATTAAAGAGTTTCTTCAATTTTCAACTCAACCAAAAGAGCAAGTTGGTTTAGGTAACCTTGTTAAGTTATGGCGTGATGTCAGTGGGGTTAGTCAAAATAATACTGATAC